GATCTGCTATTACGTTTGCAGACGTAGATGCTGTACCTGTTACATCGTTTACGTCACCATCAGCACCTAAAGTTGTGATAAACCCATCAAACTCACCTGCTGTTGCATTAGTACCTGTCCAAATGTTTTGTTCCATTTTTTGAGCTACTTTATCTGCTACGTGAGCAATTAAAAAGTCAGAAAACTTAGGAGGTAAGTTATCAAATGCAGAATATCCCATTGATACTGCTTCCCAATCTGATCTGAAATCTTTTTTACATAATTCTAAGTTTACCTGAAATTCTTCTGGTTGTAAGATTCTTTCAGTTAAAGTTAGTGTTGAAGTATCTGTAAAGTCACAAGTACCATCTTTTACGATACCATCTGTTGCGACTTTTTTCATTACTTGTTTAAATTTTACATTAGGTACAATAGATATGTTACCCTCTGCTAACGTTTTACCTGATAATAGAGCAGCTGAAATATACTTTCCTGCAAATTCACCAGCATACGTTGTTGTTATTGAAGTTGTTGTTGCCATTATTTAATTAATTATTGTTAGAAATTGCTTGTAATACTCTACCATAGGTAGTGTTTTGATTTGAGTTAACTGCAAACTTTGCACCTAATTTTTCTTCAATGTTTTCAGGTGAATGTTTGATGCCTTCTGCCGCAGGTTGAGATAATTCTTCTTGCTGTGACATTTCCTCTTTTTCCTCTTTTTTATCGACCATTGCATCAATGATCTCTTTTAGTTGTCCTTTTACTTCTTCAACAGATTCTGCTAAAGCTGTAAGTTCCTCTTTAGTAGCGTAACCCATTTCAGATTTTTCTTCTTCCTGAACTGGTGCTTCTTCAAGGTTAGTATCTTCTACTGCTGCTGCAGTTTCGTCTACTACTTCTTCTGAATTTTTGATATCTTCTATCATACCTTCTGTTTTAACGATTAATATTCTATTGTCCGAAAGTTCGTACTCACCAATAGGTAAGGGAACATTCTGATCCTCTGTTTTAATAAATACTTCGCTACCCGATTCAAATTTATCAGCAGTTAGCACAGTACCGTTCTCCAGAGTTATTTCTTCTAAAGAAATTTGTTCTAATTTAACGTCTACATTATTAGGATCAACACCTAATAAAGTTTTGACCTTTGATAATATCTCTGTAGCATTCATAACTATATAATGAATACACGATATTTTTTTACATTTTGTATTAGAGAAATTTTAAATACGCCCTATTCCTTGCGCTTCTAATGAACCATCACAGCATTTACGACTATAAGTGTTGTCTGGACACAAACAAGCCCTTCTAGCACCTTTAGGTGACGTTCTACTAGGTGTTTTATAATGTTTATCTTTCTTTGGCATTATTTACAAATACAATATTCGCAGTTACACATATTTATCTTTTTATAGGCACGCAGTTAGGTACTTTTCTTCCATTCTTCATTTTAGTACCAATCATTTCGTAACCTGGTTGACAAGGTTTTTTTAAATCTTCGCTGTGTTGCTCACAAGGCATATACCAATCTTTACCTTCGTACTCGTGTACGTGGTGACCTTCACACCCTATGTTCTTAGCCATTTCTTCTGCCTTTTCTTTAGTAGAGTAAGCTAGACGATCATCTATAATAGCGTATTCTTCATTAATAACCTCTGAATATAAGTTTAGTTGTTTTATTTTACTTTCTGCCCAACTTTTAGCTGACTTACCACCCCATAATAAATAACTTATAGTACCACAAGCAGTTGTATCGCTAGGATCATAATATTCTTCTGCTCTAGATAAATAACTATACATTCTTTTAATAGTTTCAGTACTTACCTTTTCTTTTTTAGCTAATTGTTGCGCTCTTATCTTACCTACATCGGTTGCACACTTATTATTTACTTTGTCGTTTAGTTCTATACCTCTTTTAGCATTATTAGCAACAGAATCTGGATAGTCGTTAAAACTTTCTAGTGTTACCGTTACACCATTAACAATATCTTTTAAGGTAGATAATAAATATTCTGCTTCTGCTCTTTCTATTGCGCTTAAATCATCTTTTCTATATGTAGACTTGTCTTGAAAATAACCTTCTATTGAAAAACCTTTTACAGCACCTGTTTTTACAAATTCTTGCCATACTTTATCTGAATTTACCTTTACACTACCTACCCAAGTACCTACAGGGTATTTTAAACCATAAAATGCAGTTTTGTCTTTTATAGGATCTTCTACTATCCAGCTTTCTACTAAACTTAGACCTTTTAGTTGCATTTGGTGTTCTAGTGTCGCATTGTTTTGGTTACCTTCCATTAAATACATTTCACTAGCCTTACGAACCGTGTCTTTACTAAAATATATATAATATTCGCCATCTTCGTTAACTCGTAGTATTGGTTTATTAGGTATAAGTAAAGCACCTAGTAATATTCTTTTTTCATCATCAACTTCTGCTAATTTATACTCAGCGTCTTTATTAAGTGTAATAAAATCTTCTTCTATTGCTGGTTTCTCTACAATAGATATAGCTTCTATACCTGAATACTCTTGTTCTTCGTCTAGTATAAGTTCTACTATCTTCATAATTATATAATATATTTATTTATGTTTTTTTTATATTCCACTTTCGTTTATAATGTTTCTGTCTAATTGTTGTGCCGTTGTAACATCTCCTGACACTACATATGCTTTAGTAGGCGGTTGGTTGTTTAGTGTTTCAGCTATTTGATTTAACGGTGATTGTCCTACTACATTAAATGCTGGTGCTTGTGCTATTGGTGCTGCTGCTGCCGATACCCCTGCCGCACCTGATCCACCCCCAGGTACTTTTGTACCAACTATATTTTTAACTGCACTAAAACCTGTTGTAAGTGCTGTAGCAAATCCAATTAAACCTAATGGGAAAAATGGTTTACTATCTAATGCTGTTGTAGCTGCTTTATATGTACTCATTATTGCTTCCGCAGTTAATGCTGCTTTAGCTGCTGCGCTATTTTCATTTAATGCCCCTGCTATTGCTTTTAGACCGTCTTTAGCTAGATTAAATTTCATATCTGCTAAATTTTTGTCTAATAGTTCTTCTTCTGCGTTAGCTTCTGCTACTAATCTAGTTTTCTCAGCTTGTGCTTCTTTAAATGCGGCTGATTCTTTATCTAGTAATTTTTCTTGTTCTGCAAATACATCTAATGCTAATTGTTTTCTAGCTTCTGCACCTTCTTGTTGTATTCTTAGTTTTTCGAACTCATTATCCGTTAAGTTTATTAACGATTGTCTTTCTGCTTCTTCTAGATCAAATGTTTGTTGTAAAAGAGTAGTTTGTAAATCTACAGACTCTTGTATTAAAGCATTTCTATTAGTTAATTGTTCTGATTCTATACCCCCTAATCTCTCAGTAACTTCTAATTTTAAGTTTTGCGCTCTAATTAATTCTTCTTGTGCTTCTATTTCATTTTCATTTAGTGCAGCTTTTGCTTCTGCTGCAGCTAATTGTAATTCTGCTAACCTAAGTTCTTCTTCTGCACCTTCCTTTAATATCCTGCCTAATTCTTCATTTGCAGCTATTCTATCTTCAATACTTTTACTTACATCATCTCTTATTTGTCTTTGTTCTTCTGCTGCTTGTAATGTAACTAATCTTTGTTTTTCTTGCTCAGCTGCTGCTATCCTAGCTGCGTTTGCTAAATCTACCGATACTTTAACTGATTCTGCTGTTTCTGTTACATAATCTTTTATAGCACTTGCCGCATTAGTTACCTTTTCTTTAACATCTTCAAAACTACCATCAACACCTGTTACTATATCTACTGCTTCTTTACCTGCTGTTTTTAAATCTTCTACAGCTCCTGCAAAGTCTCCCTTGAATAGTTTACCTACAGCTTGACCTATTATACCTAAAGTTTCTTTAAACTCGTTAAACCTATCTATAATGCCTTCTTTAATAGACGTTGCAAATTGTTTTATATTTTCGACAGGATCTTCAAAAAACGCTTTAAATGCATTTGTAATGTTCGCAGTATTATCAACTATTAAATCAACAAAATCTCTAAATATTTTTGCTATTGTACCAGTAACTACTGCTAGACCATCTGCAGCTTTTTGATTAGATAAAAATGCTTCTGATAAAAATTGAAACGCTTTTAAAAATATACCTACACCTAATGCTTTGAAAGCTAAGCCTATACCAGATATACCCTTACGTACTTTATTAGCTGCACCTTGTAATCTTTTAAAACCTTTTTCAGTTGCTTTAGTTTGTTTCTTACTTTGCTTTTCTACATCTTCTATAGAGCTTTTTATTTCGTTAAACTCTTTTTGTATAGATTCTAAATCTTTTTGTAGATCACCAACTTCAACTTCTAACTCTATTGTTTTCTTAACAGCCATCTTTTTTTTAATTTATATTTGCCTTTTGCTATTAGCACGTTCTCGTCTTTGCTTTTAGAGTATTTTAATAATTCGATTATGCTGTGTAACATATATATATAATAGTATTATTTTATTTTTTTAACAACTTGCATAATTAGATATTACACCTGTGCTACTTATTTGCGCTCTATAGTTATTTTCGAACTTATACCAATTACCACCACCATTAAATTTATTAGAAGTGGTACTTTCTCCCGCATCCCTAGAATCTGTATACAATACTGTATTATTGCCTAAAGTAGTTTCATCGTAATAAACTATTGTACTTGGTGTTGTGCTACAAGCAGTTGTTGCGTCACTACTTCCTGAACTAGATATTTTTATTCCAGATAAACCTGCAGTACTAGGGTTTACACTATCATACCAAATATCACCATTATCATAATTCCAATAAACCCTTTCTAAATAACCATTACTATCTAATTGCCAAAACTGTGTGTATTGCGATTGATAATCATACCATTGTTGTGTACTTGTATTATACCTTTGAATCTTTGCTGCAAAAAACGCTTGATCTGGATATAATTGATATTTATAGTCTTGCGGATAAGTATGTAAAGTTTTAAACGTTCCTAAACCATATGTAACAGGCGTTGTTAGGTTTTCATCTGTATAAACTCTACTACCACCTGTAACAGGTATAGTTGTCCATAAAAATTTAGTTGTACTTAATGTAGAATTAAATGCTGTTGTAATATCATAAAAGTTTGTGCTAGGATATGCTGTTGTAATTCTTAGCCTTTGTACATCTAAATTACAATTTTGTTGTGTTCCCAATACTCCGTTACCTCCGCTTATTTCATTATATGTGTTTGGGTTATATCTATACCAACCGTCAGGTGCTAAAGTTGTAGCTCCTGAATCAGTATATAAAGTTATTCCTGCCGCCCAACTAGAAGATGTAGAATAATATGTACTTGTACTACTAACTACACAAGCATAATATGCACTTGTGTTATTATAATAAACTACATATGGATATGTTTGTACTGGAGTTGTTACTGTTTCGTATGCACTAGATATTGTTGTACCTACACTATTAGTAGCAGATCCCCAATAATAATAATTTGTGTTGCCTGTTAAGCTAGTAAAGTTTAATGATTTTATACCAGTTGATGTAGTAGATATACTATAAAAAGTATTACCTGCTGCATTATAAGCACTATTATTAGTTCCCATCCAAATACCTGCACTTGTTATACTTGCACCATTATCATTTGTTATGTTTATATTACCTGTAAAACTTGTAGATGTTACACTACCTTCGGGTTGCGTTTCTACTGATGGCGCAGAAGGTGCTGCAGTTGTTAAAACTGTTTCATAAGAACTTGACACACCTTTAGTTGTACTATATTGGTTTGTTGCTGTCCCCCAATAGTAATATGTAGTATTAGCCAATATACCTTCTGAACTACCGAAGTCATATGTTTTTATACCTGTAGAAGTAGGTGCAGGTGTTATATTATAATGTGGATTATTAGTAGCTGCTGCGCTGTTAGTACCCATATAGAATCCTGCTCCATTAATAGTATCACCACCGTCACTAGTGATTTCTAACCTAGCAGTAAAACCTGTATATGTTACATTTTGTTCTGTTAATGCGCTTACAGTTGGTGGTACAGGTGCTGATGGTGTTGTTAGGCTAACAGTTGTACCTACACCTTCCCCGTGTTGATTTACTCCATATGCTGTTACATAATAAGTTGTATTACCCGTAACACCTGATGTTTTATTATAAGTATAACTACCCGTAGATGTTCCAGAAACTACTTGTTTACTATTACTAGTATAAGTAGGATTTGTACCTATATAAAAACCCCTTTCACTTACAGTTCCATTAGCTATATCTAAACTACCATTAGCCGTGAATGTTTGATATGTTATGTTAGTAGCTGTACTAGTAGTCATTGTAGGCGCTTGTGTAGGACAAGGTTGATAATTTGATATATAACCATTAGTATCTATTGTAGCGTAATTACTACCTGGAAATGCGTGATAGTTTCCTGATCCTGTATATTTAGTTGTTAAACCTTGATTTGTGAATAGTTGTGTTGTGTTACCTAATAAACCTGAATAATATACTGTTGTATTTAGAGAATAACCACAAGCCGTATTAGGCGTTGCACTATTAGATGAAGATATTAATATACTTATAAAACCTACACCAGATGAAACTACTGCTTCACTTCCATTTAATAATTCTAAACTAGATTCACCTGTTTGTAAGTTAGTTGTTATACTATTTATTCTATAAGTGAGATCACCTATTTGTAATTCATCTGCTAAACTGTATTGTTGTAAAAAACTTAAAGGTAATTTAGCTTTTATTTTAGTTAACCTTTCATTAAACCTAAATACATTAGTAACATATGCTTTATAATATTTTTCAAATAATGTATCTATATATGCTTCGCTATCATTCCATTCATTCTTTTCTACATTAAAATGTATAGATTCTGGGTATCCTGCACCTGTGTTTAATATTGCTGGTGTATTACTAGGAATCCAATATGCATCTACATTAGATTCATAAGCATTACTTGTTCCACCATCATAACCATTTATACTTGAAAGTAAATTTATAGAAGGTGCTGTTTCACCCGTATTAGAACTGTGTATAGGGTAATATATTACTGGTTTACCTAAATACGCTGCTTGCTTGTCATCTAATAAATGCCCTACTTGCAACCCTCCAACTAATTTTTCAAACTTCATATGCTGAAAAGGTAACACTATTTCATACGCTTGATTATTACTATCTAATGTTCCATCATCATTATAAGTTGCAGATCCCCAATCTGATTGAAACTGCTCTTTATGGTTTTTAGCAAGTATGTTATTTGTATCTTCGTATTTAAAATCTATTTCTCTATACGGTAATGCTTTGTCTATAGTTTTTGTTGTACTGTCTACGTATTCAGTAACGTCTCTTACTGTACCACCTGAATAATAACTATCTAACGTTTTAACATATATCTTACCATCTTCTTTATAAGCTGTTAGGTTAAACATTTTAAATATCCCTGACAAGAAGTCTATTATTTTAATATCTGGTATGTTTTGTTTTATAGAAAAACCTTGTGTTGGTATATCAAAGTCAAAATCTACATCTCCTGTTGCTATACTAGTTGTATCATAGTTGTCGAAATTCCCAAATAAATCAAAAGAAAAATTATCTACAGTTTCATTATTATCTGCTCTAAGAATTAATTCATAAGTACCATTACCTAAACTAAAACTTCTTAAAGCATTAGATTGTCCTACCGCATAAGTAAAAGTTGTTTCTATTTGGTTAGTTGATTTGTTTCTTAAATCTACATATATGTTACCTGTAGATGATGAATATATTACACGTAATGCAAATTGAAAGTTTTGATATGACGCTAAATTATATATTATAAATACTCTCTCGCTTAATATTAAGTTATTAGGGTGATAATTGTATGCATTAAAATATGATCTTCCACTCTTTTTATTTGGCGTGTATGAACTTCCTAAACCTTCTAATATTTTACCTGCGTTTCTTTGGCACAGCATATATAAGTTATAGAAACCTATATTAGTTGTATTAAAGAAATCATTACTAAATGTTATTAAGTCGTATTGATCTTCTATTGCTTTTATAATTACATATAACCTTAAACTATATACTAGATCTTTCCAATAATAACCAGAGTATTGCGCACTATTAGTTGTACTTAAATTACCTCCCGATATATTTACTTCTTCTTTTGTTGCATCATAATAAGATGGGGAAGTTACAGGCGATGTAACATCTAAATAAAAACCTCTTTGTGAATTACCTATTAAAGATACTAATGTAGGTGTTGTAAATGTTTCGCTACCAACTGTAACATTACCTGAACCTGAAGTTGATGTTAATGCAGTTTTTACATCTGATGATGTATAAGTTACATCAAAATTATCTAAAAAATCTAAGTCTTGTAATTTAGAATCACCTAACACTTCTTTTAAATCTAAATCACCAAAGAATGTAATTCTATATGTGTCTGGTCTACCGTTTTTTAAATCTACACCTTCTAATCTTATCTTACCTCTTTGAAATGGTAAACTATTTAATTCTATTTTAGCATCTTTCTTTTTACGTGCATCAAAAGAAAAGTTTGATGATTGTATAAAATTATGATAATGTTTAAAGAATTTATTGTTTGTTTTACTAGCGGGTAAACTAAATGTTTTACTAAAGTTAGTAAATATCTTAGCAGGATCTTTTACGTCTTGTATGGTTTGTGTTAAAGATATTGTTTCATCTTTAAATAAATCTAACCTAGTATAATTAACATCGCCAGGTTCTTTAACATATAATTCAATATTATTCATTATCTAATATTACTTATCATATCAAAGGCATATTCTGCAGTAATTGTATATTGTACTACTTTATCGTTTACACCTGTTTTAAATGTTTGTTGGGTATCGGTTATATTAATTGGTATAGTTTGTTCTGATCCACCTTCTACTTTTCTTATCCATACTTGCTCACTTACTAATAATTGCTTTATAGCTTCGTTTACATTATCATAACTCATTGGCGGTGTGTTTAGTACAAGTTTTTCATTTGCTAAAGTATTAAACTGTCTTATAGAATGTTTTTGTTTATCATATTCAAAACTACTATTCCCTATATTTCTTTTAAATGTAGTTTTACTTACATTAATGTTTTCTGTTGTTTTACCATTAAAATAAAAGTCTTGTAAAGCACCATACTTATTTACGAATGTAACCTTATATGCTGTGTGTTTATTACATACTCTATTTATATTAAAAGTAGTTGATTGCGTGATATGTGTTGTAGCTGATGCGCTGAATGTATCATATACGATTGCAGAACCTGACCAATATGGTATTATACCTGCGGTATTATCTGGATAATATAATTGAGTATTGTCTTGTAAAACTTCGCTTGAAGCTACTATTTTAGCACTATTAGGTGGTGTGTTACCTATACCTAAACCTTCCATAAATTCATAGTAACCATCTAAACCTGTGTGCGGACCAATACTATAAGAACCCATATTAGAAACAGCACCCCCTGTGTTAATGTCATCTATTGTTGCGCTTTTAAATGTTAGTGTACCTGTTATTGCTATTGTTTGACTAGTGTATGAATTGTTAAATGTAATGTCTAAATAATCTCTACATAAATCTGCTATTTCAAAACTAACCGTTCCAGTTTCTTGTCCACTTGTACCAGATAGCACAGTATCTTTACTCATTGAAGTTATTTGTGTACCATCTACCAATAATACAAGTGTAGCGCTTTTAGCTACAAGTGAATTTACCGCATCATATGCTTCGCTCTTAGTTTCGTAATACGGACTTCTTAATAATATTGCTGCCATTATATTCTTTTAATTAAATCTGCCTCTATCATACTATCTA